TCTTTTAGCAGAAAAAAACAATGAAGGTACTTTAGACCTGTTCTATAAAAGAGCATGGTATCGAGCTTTATTTAAAAGCGCGAAGCCACGTCATATTGTAGATTTTAATATAGGTGAAAAATTTCTTTTTGGACGCGTAGGACGCAAATTTATACCCATTGAAATTAAAGGTAATAATTTCTTAAAGAAGATTTCTCCTAAATATTTATTAGAACCTTCGGCCGATATGCAAGCTATGAATTTTGTAGTAGATGTGTTTAATGATTTTGCCAAACAGTTTGAAAAATGTGCGGCCATTGGACAAATTTCTCCGAATGATCCATTTCTGTCTAATATTAAAGTTTATAAAGCATATCTTGATCCAAATTTTCGCTACGATGCTTATTTAGATATTTTTGCCGACGCATTAAAGACTCAATTTAAAAAAAGAAAAATAGATGTTATGAATTTTGAAGGGTTTATAGAAAGTCTTTTAAATGTGATCAAGGATGGCGCGCTAAACTACCCTTTGACTAAGACTGCCTATATAAAAAGTCGTTTATGCCCAATTAATTGTAGTGGGTTTGCAATAGAGATAGCAGATTTAAGCTATGAAAATGATGATGAAAAAGTAAAAGATTTTATCAATAGCAAAAATTTTCAGTTTTATGTTAATGCTTGCAATTCTTATGGATTTATGATAGACTTAAATGCACCTTGGAGAATGGTAGCCGATATTGATTCTATAATAATGCGAGAATATGGAAAAGCATATGATGTTCCTACTCCCGATCTTGTTTTGTTGAATCAATTTAGCTATGTACATGATCGTTATTTTAACAGATTTGCACAAGATCTTTTAAAAATATACAACAAAGTACGAAAAGACACCATTATTCGCTCTGTGGTGTGTGAGAGCGGTATGGTTCATACAAAATATATCAAGTCAAAATCCTACCAATTATCCGACCTAGAAAAAATGTTTGCAAATTCTTATTTTTTAAGGAAATATTTGCAAATTAGATTCTTCGAAGAGGAATCACAATTCAGCGCAGAAGAACAAAAAAGACTTATTGCCGAATGTTTGGAGGTGCAACTCGGGTTGGGGACATCACTCGCTCTCACATTTTTTGAGCAGATTTTAAATAAAACATTTGACTATAATGGTTCTTTGAGTTATATTAATAAACAGATAAAAGCTTTAGCGAACAAAGCGGAAAACAGTTGATCTTCCAAACCATTGACGATAAATCAGAATGTATCGGTGTCTATTCAGACGGTAAATTATATTACGATGATTTTCCAGAGAATTTAAGCAAGACATGGAAATATGGCGGCTCCATCACTGACCCCACTATTAAATATGCTTGGCTTTTTTGTGAAGGTCTTGACTTAAACAATGCGTGCCCGACAGAACTAGAGTCTGAATTATTGCGAATCCAAAAACGATTGCGAGCATATATAAAATCGTTTAAAATAGCCAAGGTTAATATGTATGATCATTGTATTTTTGATTTAGTCCCAGAAGATTTTTTAAAGCAGTTTTGTGAGATTAAAAACAAAATTACAGAGCACGTATTTGAAAACTTTGAAGAGCCTCAGAATTATGCTCATTTAGACGCAGTACAGAAATTATTGTTCAAGATCAAATATCAAAAACTAAATTTGAACAATGAAGGCTGTAAAGAATTATACTATTCTTCTATTAATCGAGCAAGGGCCAACCTCTTGTTAGAGGGCCCACGGTTTATCGATTACAACCTCTTTGGAACAATTACAGGAAGGCTCACTACTCGGTCAGAATCTTTTCCAGCCCTCACTCTTAAAAGAGACTTTCGCAAACTACTAAAGCCTCATAATGACTGGTTTTTATCACTAGACTATAATGCTGCAGAGGTGCGCACCTTCATTGCTTTGACTGGTGAAGAGCAGCCGCTAGAAGACGTTCACCAGTGGCATATTAAGAATCTTATTGAAGACGAACTGACTAGAGAGGACGCGAAGATAAGATTTTTTGCGTGGCTTTATAACTATGATTCAAACGATGATGAATTTGCGATTTATCACCGGCAAGCATTGCTTAGTGAGTGGTATAGCGGAACGCATGTAACGACTCCATTTAAACGAAAGATAAGGGTAGATTCAAAGAAAGCCCTCAACTATTTAATTCAAAGTACAACCGCCGATATAGTATTAGAAAGGGCAGTTGAGATTGATAAATTTTTAGAGGATAAAAAATCGTTTATTTCTCATATTGTTCACGATGAAATTATCATTGATTTGGCTGATAACGAAAGAGAGTTAATACCTGAAATTAAAAAACTTTTTTCAGAAAACCAATTAGCTAATTATTTAGTTAATCTAAATGTTGGTAAAAATTATTATGATTTAGAGGAGCTTAAGTTATGATCTCAATCATTGGTATTGGTAATGCCGCATCAGCAATCGCAGAAAAGTTTTCGTCTATTGAAAATTATGATATTTTTCTTTTAAACAGTAAAGTTTTTAAGAATACCAAAAAAGAATTTAAGATTAAAAACTACAATAGCGCAGAAGAATACGAAGAAAATATTCCAGACCTTAAAAACTTTTTCTCAGGTGTAAAAGATCGGGTTCAAGTTTTTATTACCGGAGCCAGTGAAAGCTCCAATTATACTTTAGGAATTTTAGAGCAAATCAGAGATCGAAAAATTGATTTGTTTTATATTAAGCCCGACACCGAGCTACTAACAGAGAACGCACAGCTATTAGAGAATGTCACATTCGGAGTGCTCCAAGAATACGCGAGATCGGGCTTGTTCAAATCAATAACCTTCATCTCCAATCTCCACTTAGAAAAGGTTCTGGGAGAGGTGCCAATTAAAACCTATTTCGATGTCCTCAACGAGTCAATTTTTTCTACAGTCCATTACTTGAACTTCTTTGAATTTACTGATCCCGAAATCGGCCAAATTTCAAGGCCAGCAACCATTAATCGCATCCGAACAATTGGCATGCTCGATATAGAAAATTTAGAAGAAAAATGGCTTTTTAACCTTGACAAGTCCCGAGAGCTATGTTATTATATATGTATAAATGAGAAACGAATGGAGACCGAAGGCGGTCTACATAAGAAGTTAGTTGATATGCTAAAAGAAAAGCCAAAGAATGCTTACAAAAAAATCTCGTATGCCATTTACGAGACTGAACACAATGATTTTGGGTTCTGCGTTGCCCACACAAACGTAGTACAACAACAAAAAACTCTTGACAATCTAGAGCAAGAGTGATATACTTTATTCACAAAAGGAGAAATTGAATAATGTCAATTGATATGGAGCTTATGCGCCGCAAGCTCGCAACTTTGCGCGGTGAAAACAAGGGTGATTCTAACTCTGTTTGGTTCAAGCCAGACGAGGGAGACACCGACATTCGGATCATTCCAACTAGCGATGGAGATCCATTGAAGGAAATGTTCTTTCATTATAACGTAGGTGATCACAGAGGCGGTGTCCTCTGTCCCAAGCGGAACTATGGAGAGAACTGTCCGATTTGCGAATTCGCTTCCAAGCTTTGGCGCGAAGGAAGCGAAACCAACGACGAGGAAAGCAAGAAGCTTGCAAAGTCACTCTTTGTGCGCACTCGCTATTTCAGCCCTGTCGTTGTGCGTGGTCGAGAAGACGAGGGAATTAAGGTATACGGTTATGGTAAGACCGCATACGAACTTCTTCTTGGCTACATTTTGGACCCGGAATATGGGGACGTCACAGACGTTCAGGAGGGTACAGATATTACTCTTACCTATACGAAACCCACGAAACCCGGTGCCTACCCCCAGACGAGCCTGAAAATGCGTCGTAACACCTCAACATTGCTTGAGGATACTGAAGCCATCCCCGCCCTCCTTGATGGCATGCCTGACTTTGACGGTCTATTTGAACGACTTAGTTCAGAGCAGGTAGACGCTATTCTCGACGAGCAGCTTGCCGGAGACGGATCCGCTGAGTCGCGCTCACGCGAGACTACCAAGTATAGCACGACCGATGCCACTGACGTCGACCGTGCCTTTAATGAGTTGGTAGCAGGCTAGGCTCGCCCCGCTGGCAGACCGGGAATAGTCTGCCACCCTATTAATTAGAAACAAAGGAAGGCAAAATGCCGAGAAAGGCAAAACAAACTAAAGCTGGTCGTGTATCTATGCAGGATCTAATGACTCTTGTAAATAAGAAAGCCGGCAGAAATGTCGCACACGATCTTACAGGGGATAACCCCACCGAAGTCAAGGAATGGATCCCCACAGGATCTCGTTGGCTTGACAGTATTATATGTAAAGGCCAGATGGGAGGCATTCCTG